GCCATCGTTGGAAGATTGTATATTATCCCTGGAAATTTGTACCACTATGTAAAGCCCTTTGACGATGAAGGATACCGAAGATCAATAGTATTCAATATAAACTGTTCACAAAAATAATGTTTAGTTAGTTTACAAATATACAAATGTTAGTAAACTAACACAAAGTAGACTATATGATACAGTGATACGGAGAATACTATGAAAGACCTTTTATCACGGAACGAACTAGCATCTTGGCAATGGAACGAAAAATCAACTAACGAGGAGACACAAGATCAAGTGACAGATTACTTTCAATGTATTTCTGATTGTGAAATTATCGATAGTACCGCAAGGAGGTTCTGCCGTCACATTCTTACCGAATAAAAACGATCAAGGAGTTTAAAACCAAAGTCCCCTTCACCTAATAAGTGGAGGGGATTGGTCTATGTGCCAATAATAGAACTGTACAACCCGTCCATTTTTTGGTCGGGTTTTGTTATATACTATGTCTATCGGAAACGAAATGACTATGGTCAACTACGAAATCAAATCACAACTTGCAAAACTTCTTGCCACCGAAGATATTTTAGTAGAGAATCGTAATATTGAAACTGCACAGTTTGATGTAGAGAATAGAGTCCTGACTCTTCCTATGTGGAAACGAGCAAGTGAGAGTGTCTATGATATGTTGGTGGGTCACGAAGTTGGTCACGCACTTTATACACCTAATGAATGGGATTGGGAAGATCGAGTTCCTCAACAGTTTGTGAACGTCACTGAAGATGCTCGTATTGAGAAACTGATGAAACGTCGGTATCCTGGTCTAGCAAAGAGTTTCTATAAAGGTTATAAAGAACTATCTGACCAAGACTTCTTTGAGCTTGGTGATAGAGATATTCAAGATATGAATCTTGCTGACCGTATCAACCTTTACTATAAGATTGGTAACTTCATTAATGTGCCTATTGATGATGGTGAAGAGAAAGATATTCTAGACATTGTAGGTAAGACAGAAACTTTTGATGAAGCAGTTCTTGCAGCAGAAGTTCTTTATAAGTATTGTATTGGTGAGGTAGAAGAACAACAGACAGTTAAAAATGTACCTACCACTCAAAACAAAGAAGGTTCTGTTGATAGTGAACCAGAGAAAGAAGAAACCTCTGGTACTGAAACACCAGAAGTTTCAGGTTCTACAGAAGGTTCTACAGAAGGTTCCAGTGATGATAGTGTCAAGGAGGAACCTCAAGTTCAAACAGACCAAACCTTCAATGAAGGTACTCAAGAACTCAATGGTATAACTGAACAGGGTAGAAATCCTGAATACCATGAGGTTCCTGAAGTTGATGTAGAACAACTTATCATTTCAAATACTAAATGTCACAAAGAGATAAGTGAACACTGGACAAAACTGTCTATTGAAGAAACTTATTGGGACGAGTATTCAAGAACATACCGTAAAATCCAAGCAACAGATTTTACCTATGTTGACAGTGAGTATATTAAGTTCAAATCATCTACTCAAAAAGAAGTCAACTATCTTGTAAAGGAGTTTGAATGTAAGAAGTCTGCAGATGCATACACACGGTCTCTGACTGCAAAGACTGGTGTATTAGATTGTACTAAACTTCATACCTACAAATACAATGAAGACCTATTCAAGAAGGTAAATGTACTACCTGACGGTAAGAATCATGGTCTTATCTTTATTCTTGACTGGTCAGGTTCTATGGCTACTACTCTTCTTTCTACCATAAAGCAACTCTTCAATTTGATTTGGTTCTGTAAGAAAGTAAATATTCCATTCGATGTATATGCATTCAGTAACAACTACATCGAAAACCGACATACAGAAAAGCGGTACACTCAAAGTGTTAAATTTGAAGATATCGAATATCAAGATGTGAAAGATAACATGTTGGTAGTTTCTCCTGACTTCAATCTTCTTCACTTCTTTACTAGTCACACAAGAAAGGCAGAACTTGATAAGCAGATGTTGTCTTTGTATCGAATCGCATATTCCTGTTCAATGAATGCAAACTATGAACCTCCATTGAACTTCTCTCTTTCTGGTACTCCATTGAATGAAGCAATTGTTTGTCTTCATCAGATTATTCCTCAATTTCAAATGAAGAATAAAGTTCAAAAAGTCAATACAGTTATTCTGACTGACGGTGAAGCCAATCACTTACCCGTATTCAGAACTTGTGATTACATGGGAGGTAAGATGTCCATTGCTCGAATGAGTCCTAGTGATTATATTCGTAATCGTAAGACTGGACACACTTATAAAGTTCCTGGTCAATACTATGAATTTACTGAACTTCTATTGAAAGACTTGAAAGAAAGTTTTCCTGATGTAAATCTTATCGGTATTCGTATTGCTTCTAATTATGAATTCAAACCTTTCTTACGTCGGTACATGGAAGTGAACGATGAACTTATGAAAGTTGTTCGCAAAGAAAAGTTCTATGAGATTAAGAACTCAGGTTATACTTCTTACTTTGGTATGTTAGATACTGGTCTGAATAATGACATTGAATTTGAAGTTGATGAGGGAGCATCTAAATCAAAAATCAAATCGGCATTTGCCAAAAATCTTAAGGCCAAGTCTCTAAATAGAAAAGTACTTAGTCAATTCGTCAACCTGATCTCCTGACCAGTTTGACAACTGTCCCAACCACCCACCACTACGGGTGGTTTTGGACTATATTAGCTTTGTTGACCACACCACATACATCATGACACTATCAAAAGAATACGTAGTCACTTCTCTTCAAGCACTGTACGGTGAAAATGTTACTTCTGGTGACCTTCGTGCCTGGTGTTCAATGAATGACTGTAACTATCAGACTGTAACTAAAAAACTAGACGAGTATAAGACTGGTCGGGGTAAGTGGAATCTTACCGTTCAAGAACAACTAGAACAAACCTATCAAGCAACTCCTGCAACTCCTGCAGTCGAACAAGATCTCATTCCTGTAAAAGATAATACCTTCGTCAAGTTTGGTAATTTTACAGACATCAAAAAGATTATTCAGTCCCGTCTGTTCTATCCATCATTCATCACGGGTCTTTCTGGTAATGGTAAAACGTTCTTGGTTGAACAGGCTTGTGCTCAACTCAGGAGAGAACTAATCCGTGTCAACATTACTATCGAGACTGACGAAGACGATCTTATTGGTGGCTTTCGTCTTGTTAATGGCGAAACTGTTTGGCATAACGGTCCAGTCATCGAGGCTCTGGAACGTGGAGCAGTGTTGCTTCTAGATGAGGTTGACCTGGCATCTAATAAAATCCTATGTCTTCAATCTATTCTTGAAGGTAAAGGTGTTTTCTTGAAGAAGACCGGTAAGTTTGTACAACCCAAGGAGGGATTCAATGTTATTGCAACTGCAAATACTAAAGGTAAAGGCAGTGATGACGGTCGGTTTATTGGAACTAACGTTCTCAATGAGGCATTTCTAGAACGTTTCTGTATTACTCTTGAACAAGAATATCCAACAACCAAGACAGAACAGAGAATTCTAGAAGGGATTGCTTTAGACCTTAGTATTGAAGACCGACAGTTCTGTAAGCATCTCTGTGACTGGGCTGATATCATTCGTAAGACATTCTATGATGGTGGTATTGAAGATGTTATCTCAACCCGTCGTTTGATTCACATCGTCCGTGCTTACAGTATCTTTGGTGACAAGAGTAAAGCAATTCAAGTCTGTATCAATCGTTTTGATGATGAAACCAAGTCTTCCTTCTTGGAACTTTACGACAAAGTAGATGCCGATTTTGAGATGAAAGTTGACAACGAGGAGGATAATTGATAGAATGACTGCATGGAGTTTATTATATGATCACATGAATTCTTTACCTGAGGAGGGGTATGAATGGACCCCTCTTGTTTCTAATGAGGACAAAATTGAATTGACGGAACCCAAACAAGTTGAACCAAACCTTAGTGTTAGTAGTAGACCATGGAAGTATAATGAAGAAGAGATTGTAAGAGAACTTCTTCAGTATATTAGAGGGACCTATGGTCAACACTACGCTGCCAATGACCAGAACATTCAAACACTGGATTTCATTGAGGCTTCTCATGGTGACGGGGAGGCATTTTCTAGAGATAACATTCTCAAGTATACTTCCCGTTATGATAAGAAGGGAACCCCAAAACGTGACATTATGAAGATTATGCACTATGCTGTTCTTCTAATGTTCTTTCACAACAAAAACTCTCAAACTACTAGTAACTACGAAACATTTTAATTATGAAACTGTCTGAATCCACTGTTGGTCTTCTTAAGAACTTCTCTTCCATCAACCAATCTATCTTGTTCAAGCAAGGTAGTAAGTTGCGTTCAATCTCAGTGATGAAGAACATCCTGGTTGAAGCTAATGTTGCTGAAGAATTTCCTAAAGATTTTGGTATCTATGACCTGAACCAATTCTTGAATGGTCTGTCTCTTCACTCTTCTCCAGACCTTGACTTTGAACGAGACCAGTATGTTGTCATCAAAGAAGGTAAGTCACGTTCGAAGTATTTCTTTGCAGACCCATCTGTAATTGTTGCTCCACCTGAAAAAGAGATTACACTTCCTTCTGAGGATGTATGTTTTGAACTGACCAGTCAACAACTTGAGAAACTCAAGAAGGCTGCATCAGTTTATCAACTCCCTGATGTATCTGCCATTGGTGAGAATGGTGTCATCAAACTTGTCTCTCGCGATAAGAAGAACGACACTTCTAATGACTTCTCCATCATTGTTGGTGAGACCGATACTGAGTTTGTATTCAACTTCAAAGAAGAGAACCTGAAGATTATTCCTGGTAACTATAATGTAGTTGTATCTTCTAAACTGCTGTCTCGTTTTAGTAATCAGAACTACGACGTTCAATATTACATTGCACTTGAACCCGACTCTACCTTTGGTTGATTATGACTGACTGGACAGAACAATATGGCAATCTTCCTGACTCTGAGTTAGATAAGATTGCAGTTCTTCGTGTCATGGAATGTACTAATGGTGTTATCCAATATGCATTCCGTGATGGTTTAGACCATGCATTACCAATCGAACAAACCCGAGAGGTAATGAAATTTAGTATGTCATGTATTAAGAACATGGCAATACCTCTTAGAGAAGAGACTATTACCTTTCTACCAGAAACTGAAGAACTCATGCGTCAAGCAAGAGAGTTCTATATCAATGGTGTGAAGAAAGGTAGTGATAAAGACTATGCTGAGTTTATGAGAATTTCTGAAGCCACTGCACAAGTATGTGGTATGGAAAGGATTGTAACAGCATTGAAACTCTTGGAAAAGGAGGTTGACGTTTTTCCTGAAGGCACACTAAACTGGGGTGTGCAATACTTGATGCAATTTTTTAGTAATGAATATCTTCGTGACTTTTTCGGATCCATGGCAGAGCGCCAGGGTACTACCTGACAAGCACATTGTCAAGATGCCTCTAGAGACGTGTCAGATGCTCTCTATTGTCTGTTCAGACAAGTGGGGTCATGGGTTCGGTACCTTACCCAAGGCCGATGGAACCCCATACAGCACAGAGAAAGGTGCCTTCCGTAACCACCCCTGTACCATCTGGGC